ACCAATTCCCTGTCAACTAAAACTCCCCTGTCATTAATTTCCTGATCCAAACGGTAAAATGCCATCTCAGATTCCGGTATCGGAAACTTATGCAGTTTCTGCCGGATACCTTTTTCCACATCCACGTCACGGATGCAGTACGTCTTGAACTGTTCCCATTTTTCCGGTGCATGGCATGGAAGGTTCCTGCTCCTGCCACCATTTGTTTTGGTCGGTTTGCAAGGCACACAAAAATAGCGGATTAAGTCCTTACCTTCCTTCAGCTTTTGCTCAGAAAGCCCCAGAACCGCCCCAACACCCTCCAAAGAAAGCGGAAGGGCAAGCATAGCCGACTGTACTGCAGTACAAACCCACGATTCGGGAGATAAACGGACTCCCATATATTTTGAAAGACAGGTACGCTCAAAATTAGCATTGAACGCTGTCTTAATAATTCCCACATCAGACAGGGCATTTTTTATTTCTTCCGTCAGCTGTTCGCCCTGTGCCAAATCAATAATCTTTGTTTCTTCATCATCAAAGCTGTATGCAAACAGCAGGATTTCAAATGCAGGACTGTCTGCATAGGCATATACCCCGCATTTGATTAAGTCCACATCGGAAAAGGTCTCTATGTCAATTGCCAGTGTTTTATATCCTACTTCGCCCATGCGTAACTCCTTCCCGATTTAATCTTGCTGACGGTCTTTCTGGAAATCCCCATGCTGTCAGCAATATCATACACATGTTCCTTTCTTCCAAGCCTTTCCTTAACTTCCCTTACCTGACTCTGGTTCAAAGGAAGAATCTCTTCCGGCAGTCTTCTCCCCTGAATATACCGGGACAGCCTTTTGTATCTCCCCATATTACTGATCTTGTATTTCCCTTCCAGTCCGGGAATATCTGTCCATGTCTCTTTCATCAAAACAACTCCTCTATGTACGGGCGGCATACACCGCCCTTATCATTAGCCGAGGAAATCTTCATCCTCTACTGCTTCAAAATCATCCTCTGCATTGGTACGGCTGCTGAGTGCCTCTCCGTCTTTCAACTTCTGGATGTTACCAAGTCCTGCTGCCACACCACGGTTGCCATTGCTGTTGTAGCCATAGAAGTTTACACTGATTCTTCCGTAACAGCCGGAATACACTTCTGTCTGATCCAGGATTGGCTGTACCTGCTTATCAACCACCTGTGGTGCCTGTCTGCTGTTGGCATTAAAGAAATAACAGCCTTTATATGCCTCATCCTCCGGTCGGTCAATGTCACCATCACGCAAAGGAAGCTTCAGATTCGGTGGAATCTTGCCACCCCACTTTGACAAAGATTCCTGCTTTGCAGCTTCCACCGCTGCCTGAATCTTCTTAATGGTTTCCTTATCTGACTTCGGGATAATGGCAGACACGCTGTACTTCGGCTCGCCGCCATTGATTGCTTCCGGCTCCCAACAATGCAGATAAGAAAATCTGCACGGTACGATTACTTTGGTCGGTGTTTCATTCTTGCTCATTTATTCATCCTCCTTAAAATCCGCCTCAGCGGTTTCTGTTTGAATTGGTGGTCTCTTATCGGATTCCGGCACCAAGGTGATTTTGCCCTGCGGCTTATACACCAGACTACCCAGTATCTTCTGAAAATCTTTTTTGCCCATCAGCTTCTCCATTTCCGTGATACCAATCAGATACTTCTTGTAAATGTCCTCATATCCGGCTGCTTTTGCAGCATCCGCCACTTCCTCTTCGTTGACATATTTATGGTTACTTCTGCCTTCTACCAGTTTGAATCCGTTCCATACCCTTCCGTGTGTAATCGCTTCATCCTGTGCATAGGCATAAACATCTGCAGACCACTTGGCAAGTTCATCCGCCACCTTCAAAACCTCTGCGATTTCTTCCTCTGACAAAAGTTCCGGTGGCTTAAACTCCATTTGTGCCAATCTCAAATATTCTTCTGCTCTGGCACGGCAGGTATTTTTCGCTTTACAGAAACGACACCAATCTCCAACTGCAAACTCTCCTTCGCCTTTGGCTGCCATCTCTGCCTTCGGCATCAACTCCTGCTCTGCCCATTCCATGAGGTCATGAACCGTAATTTCAAAGGTGCTGACATTTTCCAGTCTCGGCTGGTGGATGGTCATATTGACCTTTTCAATGTCATAAAGGGAACCGAACAGTTCCAATGCTCCCAAAGAATATAAAAGCATCTGTGGATTCCATTCTGCAGATACAGCAATGCCTTTTCCGTACTTCAAATCCACAATGTATAAAGTATCATCCGCTACGATGACCAAATCTCCGGTACCGAATCCTTCCGGCACCCATCTGGAAAAGTCCAGTCTCTGCTCAATCATCACTACCGGATCACTGCATGACTGTTTCGCCTTTTCAATCTGCTCCATTGC